TATGCTCCTTAAACTTTCCATAACTTTATCAATATCTGGTTCTGTGCCATTTGGGTCGTAAACACATTTATATTTTTTAGGACACCAAGTTTCAATCATCATTGTAAAAGTCTTATTACCACCCTCATAAATACACGCTTTTTTATTTGTATATTTTGAAGTAATTCTTTTCTTTAGCCTACAAGTTGTATATTTTTTGGGGTCTGGATTTCTCCATTCTTTTTGTTGTCTTGTATAATCTCTAGGTTTGTATTCATAAACTAATTCTGTAGCAAACGCTTTTAGACCTAACACCAAAAGTAAAATGGTTACACCTACCCCAAATAAAATAATCGCTACCCATTTTATCGCTTCCCAAACTTCTTCCCTTTGTTTCTTAGCTTGTATTTTTGCTTGTCTTTGTGCTTCTTTAGCTTGTTTAATTTTTTCGGCTCTTTCGGCTAATATCTGCTCCCAAGTGCCATAACCAAACCTATCATTAATCAACAACTTCAATTCGTATCTTTGTTCCTCTAATAGTTTTCTATCTATAAAATCTGATGCTGTTGATTCTATGCCAAACTGTTGAGCAATCCCCATGCCCTTGCCTTGCTTCTTATTCATTTGTTCTTCGCCTTCAAAGAACCCATCAATTT